AAACTCAAAGGCACTGTAGATTATCCTAATCTAACTTCAATTGGTATTACAGCATTTTCAAGTACTAAGATAGATAAAGTTGTTTTGCATGAAGGTGTAACATTAGCGGAAGGTAATGATGTTGATACAGGTGTATTTGCTTACTGTAAACAATTAAAGTATATTAAGTTTCCTGATGATATGGAAGCAATACCAAAGTCAGTTTGTTATAATACACCAAGTTTAAGAACTGTAATCTTACCTTCAAATCTTAAAGTAATCAAACAATATGCTTTTCAAATCGCAGGAATAGAGGAAATAGAATTACCTGATGGACTAACACAAATTCTTGGTGCAGCGTTTGGTGCATCTCAGTTAAAGAAAATAACAATACCAAGTAGTGTTAGTAGAATTGGTGATTATGCTTTCAGACAATGTGAAAATCTTAATGAATTTATTTGCTTACCTACAACACCACCTACATTAGATGTTGATGTTTTCTTAGATTCACCAAATGTTGTTATTTATGTACCATCCGAAAGCGTTGAAGCATATAAAACAGCGTGGAGTGAATACGCAGACAAAATTCAAGCAATAGAATAATATATTTATAATAAAAAACATATGATTAAAATTTTTGACACATTACAGCAATACAATAACTATACTGAGGATGGTTTAAAATCAGGAATTACCTACTATGTCAAAGAGGATAGTTCAATTCACTTTTACACCAATAACATAGATGGTACTTTAAAAGTTTATGACGGTATTGGTGAAGTTCCTAATTATCTTTATGGCGCTGCAATCTATGTGAAATATAACAAAACAAAAGATTATGGTTATAACCCATATATTTGCACAAGTTGGGGTGCAGACACCGTTGATTATGCAATGGTAGATGGTAATTATATCAGTGGAGAGGATTTAAAAAGTAAATACGGACAATATCCTTTGGAAAATGGTGAACATCAAGTTATATTTGTATTAAATACAAAAGAAATCCCTGATTATTTCTTTAATAATAACACTTGTACAGAAATGATGGAGAAAGTTGTTATATCAGATTATTATACATCAATTGGAAAACAATTTATTGGTTATGATGCCCCAAATCTTAAATCAATTCATATTGGTGATAATATAACATCAATCGGAGAAGATTTTTTAGGTGGTCATAATGAATCAATTCAAAAAATTCATATTTCAAAAAATATTGAAACAATTGGAAATTATTGTTTTCGCAATACATCTATAAAACAATTAATACTTCCGAATACAATAACAAGTATTGGAAACGCTTCATTTGAAGATAATAAAAGTTTGGAAGAATTAATTATACCTGATTCTGTAAATACAATTAATATTGAAGGTTCTGCCTTTAGTAGTTGTTCAAAACTTAAAAAGGTATATTTAGGAAAAGGAGTAACTTTAAAATCAAGTTCAATTTTTGATGGTTGTAACATAGAAGAAGCAACATTTAACACTAATGTTGGTTATAACTATTCAGGCGGTAAAAATGGTAGTCTTAAAAAAATAGTACTTGAAAAATATGTAACTGAAGTTGGTTCAAATTCTTCAAATTATTCACAATGTAAAGCATTAGAGAGTGTAGTGATTAATTCTGATTCTATTACATTAGCTAATTTTGCATTCAATTATAATCCTAAACTAAAAGAAGTAATTATAAATTCACCTTCATCATCATTAGGTAATAGTGTATTTAATGGGTGTCCTGAATTAACTACTTTTATTGTAGCAGAAGGTTGTACTAAATTAGGACAAGAATGTTTGAGAGACAATCCAAAATTAACAGAATTAGTATTGCCTTCAACTATTACAAGTATAGGTAAATGGTGTTTCAATAGTTCAGGTATTAAATCATTAACCGTTAAAGCGACTACACCACCTTCAGCAGGAGGTGTATTAGGACTGAATGACGATTGTATAATATATGTACCATCCGAAAGTGTAGATGCTTATAAGGCAGCAGTCAGATGGTCAACTTATGCAAATAACATATTTCCAATACCAACAGAATAACTTTTTAAAATAACGTGATATTTATTTATATAATACTATGAAAGAATTAAGACAAATAAACTCACAGTTTAAGACCAATGAAGATAGAACGGTAGAAGGATATGCAACAGTATTTGAAAAACCGTCTGAAAATATCGGTTGGATAGAAGTAATACACCGTGGAGCAATTACGGAAGACACTATTAAGAAAAGTGATGTATTGGCAAAATTCAACCATAACGATGAAAAGGTTTTGGCAAGGTCAAACAAAGGACAAGGCAGCTTGTTGTTAGAGATAGATGATAATGGTCTTAGATATATGTTTGAAAGTCCAAAAACCGCATTAGGTGACGAATTGTTAGAGTACTTACATAGAGGCGATATAACACAGTCTTCATTTGCTTTCACCATCGACAGCAAAGACGAAACAGCACAAAGATGGTATAAGAAAGATGGTCAGATTTACAGAGATATTTATAAAATAGATAGACTGTATGACGTTTCACCTGTTTTTCAACCTGCATATTCTGATACTTCATGTAGTGCAAGGTTTGCAGAAGTAAAAGCAAAGTCAGATGAAATTGATAGTAAGATGAATTTAATAATGGAAGAAATAAATGCAATGTAATATGAACAGTTTGGAAATACAGGATAAGAAAGCACAATTAAAGAGACGTGCACAAGAAATTACAGATTTGTGTAAAGTTGAAATCAGAGATTTCAATGAAGCAGAACAAAGTGAAATTGAATCAATCAAAACACAAATTGAAGAATTAAACGATGAATTACGTGAACTGGATGTTGAAATCAGTTCAGATAATACAGAAATAAAAATAGAAAAAAATAAAAAAGCAATGAGTAAAGAATTTAGACTTTTGAAAGCGATTAATGATATCGCAAACAACAGAAATCTTGATAATGTATCAAGTGCAGTTGTAAATGCAGGTGCCGAAGAAATGAGAAAAGCAGGTCTTTCTTTTAACGGCCAAATCCAATTGCCAACAGAAAACAGAGCAACCGTTACTGTTGAAGCAGAGGGCGAAGATGTTGTAGTAACTGAGTTTACCAATATTCTTGAACCTCTCAGAGCAAAGAACGTTCTTGTTGCCGCAGGCGCAAAGTATTTGACAGGACTTGTTGGTGATGTCCAGGTGCCAATTATGGGTGCTTCTAACGTAACTTGGGAGGGTGAAACAGCCCCTGCACAAGATGGTGCACCTACTTTTGATAATGTTAAACTTCAACCAAAGAGACTTACAGCTTATGTTGACGTTTCTAAACAATTCTTGGTGCAAGATTCACTTGATGCAGAAGCAATGATTAGACAGGATATTGTAAACGCTATCAACAGCAAGCTTGAAGCTACTATTCTTGGTAGTGCAGCAGGTACAACCACACAGCCTGAAGGTATCTTCTATTCTGCAAGTGCACTTGACGAAATCAGTGATTTTGCTGACGTTTGTAATATGGAAGCAGATGTTGAAGATGCTAACGTTATTGGTGAATGCAAATACGTTATGTCTAACAAGGCAAAGGCAGCTTTCAGAAACATGGCACGTTCAGCCGACACCACTAAGCTTGTGATGGAAAACGGCAATATTGATGGCACACCTGTTCTTAACACTTCTCACGTTGAGGGTAAGAATGTTGCTTACGGTGACTTCAGTAATTTGGCTATTGGTCAGTGGGGTGCTATTGACCTTACAGTAGACCCATTCTCACAGGCTACAAACGGTAAAGTTCGCCTTGTCGTTAATGCTTTCTTCGATGCAAAGGTACTCAGACCTAACACAATTAAAGTTGCTACCGTTGCTTAATAAACAATATATATAGTAAGTCAATATGTACATAGATTTAGAAACTATAAAGAAACACTTAAACATAGATTCACAGTTTACTGATGATGATGAATATTTGACCATGTTGGAAAACGTGGCCGAAGTAAGTGTTGAAAAACATATTGACAAAGGGCTAACAGAACTTGAAGATGGTGAGGGTAATTTGCCCTCACCACTTAAACAAGCAATGTTATTGTTTATTGGCAATATGTATCTTTCACGTGAATCAGTTACTTTTGGCAATGCGGTTGAAATACCTTTAAGTTATAATTATTTGTTAGACCTTTATAAGGACTATTCAAAAAAAGAAGATGTGGGAGGGATATTTGGATGAATGCAGGACAATTAAATGAGCCAATACAAATCTATCAAATGAACGTAGTCATAAACGAATATGGCGAAAGAAAAGATAGTTGGATATTGAAATATTCAACAAGGGCACAGGTAGTTTATGATGGCGGCAATAGGAATGATAATAATGATGAAATCCAATATTCATATACTAAGACTTTTAAAGTAAGAAGCTATGTACCTGTTTTTGAAACGGACAAAATAAGGTGGCAAGGCAAAGACTACCGTATATTGACAATTGATAGACGAAGAACAACAAACGACATCTTAATCAGAGCAGAGTTAATTAACGAATAACATGGGAAGACTTTCAGAATATATAAATGGTGCAAGGGGTAAAACTGTTTACTTAAACAACAGCAAACACTTTAACATTGGTATAGATTCAGAACAAGTTGACAACATGTTAGATATATTGGATGACGAAGACATTAAGAGGGACATTCTATTTAAAGCCGTAAAAGCAGGTGGTAAAGAATTACAATCCACAGCCAAAGATTACTTTAAACAAAGAATGGGTGAATCTGCAAACCATGTATCTAAATTTATTAAAGCACCGTTTGTTGATGGTATAGTGTTAAAAGGCGATAGAGCCTACTGTGAAGCAAGGGTTAGCATCATGAAAGATTTCCGGATGAAATTTTTTGAAAAAGGTACTGAAGACCGTTACATTAAACAAAAAGGACATTCAGACTTACAAAGAGGTAGACACAGCGAAAACACCGGAAAACCAAATTATAGAGGACGGATAACCGGTAAATGGTTTTTCAAAGATGCAAGAGCAAATTCAGATTCACAGATAAATGAAGCAATGATTAAAACAATAGATAACCAATTGAAGAAATACGGAATATGAAAAACTTTAAGGTAGGCAAAGACTTAACGGCAATATTGTTAGCTGATTCAACTGTTCATAATTTTGTAGGTGACAAGATATTTCCACTTGTGGCAGATGCAGGTACTACTTTTCCATTTATAGTATATAGAAGAAACGGTTACAGACCTTACAGCAACAAAGACTATACAGACGAATCGGCAGATATTGAAATTGCCATATTAAGTGACAACTATATAGATAGTGTACATGTAGCCGATGCAGTGGGAAATGCTTTAAACGAAAAGGAAACAGAAACTATTGAAGAAATAGAAATCACAAATGCAAGTGAAGAATATAACAGCGACACTTACATACAAAAAATTAATATTAGAATAACAATTAAATAAACACATAATATTATGAGTAAAATTAAAGGCGGTGATATGATGCTTTTTTTGGATAATAAAAGCATCGCTTATGCAACAAACCACACCCTTGAAATAAACGCAGAGACAGCCGACACAAGCAATAAAGACGAAGGTGGTGGCGATTGGGCAAGCAATGAAGTTAGGTTACTTAATTGGTCTGCTACTTCCGAAAACCTTTATTCATTAGATGGAGAAGGTGATAACTTCGCAGACTTGTTCGACATCATGGTAGCCAAACAGCCTGTTGATGCAGTTTTCGCTAAGAAATCACAAACGGCTACTGACGTACCTTCAGGCGGTTGGACAGCAGGTGTTCCAAAGTATAAAGGTAAGGTTATTATAAGTAATCTTTCACTTAATGCACCAAATGGGGAATATGCAACTTATAGTGTGCAATTTACCGGTGTCGGAGCGCTTGAAAAATTAACAACTTAAATTTGATAGACTATGAGCAAGGTTAAAGGTTCAGACTTAATGTTATTTGTTAACGGTAAATCTATTGCTTATGCCACAAACCACACACTTGAAATTAATGGTGAAACTCAAAATGATGGTCACAAAGACATTAGTGGTGATTGGGATAGCATCGATGTTACTAAATTGAGTTGGTCTGCTTCGTCTGAAAACCTGTATAGTGTAGATGGTAGGGGTAGAATGTATGGTGATTTGGAAACACTGATGATATATCATACACCAATAGACCTTGTACTGTCAATGAAAGCACCTATTAGTTATACTGAGCCACCTGTAGATGGTTGGTATACAAGAGACCAAGGTTATACAGGCAAAGCAATTATAACTGACTTACAAATGAATGCACCAAATGGGGAATATGCAACATTTTCAGTACAATTTACAGGTGTTGGACCGTTGACAAAATACTATAATTTAGAAATGAATAATGATGAATCAGGCGACCCTTCAGAAGATTTAACACAGGGTGGAAATGTTTATAATTATCAATCATATTTATATGAATTTTACGAATATGGAATAATTAGAAAACCAAATCCCTATATAATTGTTACACTTGAAGATGTTGCAGCAGAAGTTGACAATGGTTTAACTGTTGGTAGCAGAATTAATTTAAGCAGCGTGTTTTTTTATAAGAGTCCATATGATGAAGAAGAAATTGGCTATATATCAGGTTATGTAACAAATATAAATCCAAGTAATAATCATATTACTATTTCGCTTGATAATCCTTTTAAAGACACAATTCGTTTAAGAGATTCATTTACAGCAGATGGGCATGATATGCAAGACTATCAGGTTGACGGTATAATGTTGAATATGACAGACCACCCTGAGATTACAGCTAATGATGAAGGTAAAGAAGCATTCCTATATCCGATTGGGATGGACTACATATTAGGTTATATTAACCAAGTAGGTGCAGGACCAAATAATGATAAAATTAATTTTAGAGCATATTTTGGCGAATAACTATACAAGGGAGGTGTGATAACCCACATTTCCCTTTTTTAAGATAACATCTATAAATTAAAGAAGAAATGAGAGAATTGACAATTAACAACAAGGTATACAAGATTAAGTATACAATTAGAGCATTATTTATATTTGAGCAAATAACCGGTAAAGCTTTTAAAATTGAAAACCTTTTAGACAATTATATTTTTTACTATTCAATTTTAATGGCTAATAATCCGGATAACGTAATAGATTGGGATGAATTTATCAACGCATTAGACGAAGACCCAACTATTATAGCGGAGTTTGGCAAATTGATGACAAACGAAGAAAAGAAAGAAAAAGTTTTTGAGGTTGAAGACGGTGAAGGCAAAAAAAAAGACTAAGTATCAGTGAGGTTTACGCTATCTTAGTCATACAATGCCATTATTCACCATCTTATGTATTGGATGAAATGCAGTGGTATGAAATCAGTGCAGCATTAAAGTATTGTTATTATGCTTACAGACAGCAATGGGAACAAGCAAGACTGATAAGTTATGTAACGGCACAAGTCCAATCAACAAAGAAACTCAAATTTGAAGATATAATTAAATTACCGTGGGATGATGCAACACAAAATATTGAGGAGGCTGATACTAAGATTAGTAAAGCGGATATTGAAAGACTTAATAAAATGGCGCAAGCCTATTTAAAACAGAAACAATAAAAATGGCTGATTATGTAGTTAGATTAAACGGACAAGACAACTTAACATCTACCATCAACAAGGCAAAGCAGGAGTTAAACGATTTTGGAAAAGTTGGACAAACTGCAAGTGAGAAGATAGACGCTAAGTTTAATAAGATTATAAACAGTTCAGCACCGTTAAAACGTCAGTTGAGAGACTTACAGGCTTTAATGGCTAAGATGAATTTTGACGGTTTAAGTAATACTGAACAGTTCACACAAGTCGCAACAGCAGCAGGTAAGATAAAAGACGCAATAGCAGATGCAAGTGCAGCCACACAAAGGTTTGCCAATGATACTGCAACACTACAAGCAGGTATACAAGCATTTCAAGGTTTGGCAGCGGTTGGAACAGTTGCAACAGGCGCAATGGCTTTATTTGGTGCTGAGAATGAAAATGCAGCTAAGGCAATTCAGAAAGTCCAAGGTGCATTAGCGATCCTGAATGGTGTTCAGACGGTAGCCAATGCACTTAATAAAGATAGTGCTTTAATGTTGAAACTGAAAGAAGTTAGAATGATAGCTTCATCAGCTGCAACAACGGCAAACACAGCCGCAACAGGCGTTAACACAGCAGGAACTGTTGCTAACAATGCTGCAACAAAGGCATGGAATGTTACAAAGGCTATTAGTAAGGCTTTATTAGGTGACTTTACAGGTTTATTGTTAGTCGGTGCAGGTGCATTAGTTGCATATTCACTTTCAACCGGTGATTCAAAGAAAGAACAAGAAGCTTTAAATGATTCAGTAAAACAAGGTGCAGAAGTTCAAAATACTTATACAAGTACGTTAGCAAATACTTATTCAAACCTTATGACTAAGTACGCACAACTTAGAGTAGAATGGAATAAGTTAACTAACGACCAACAAAGAAACCAATGGATTACAAATAATAAATCCAAGTTACAGGAATTAGATTTGGTTATTAATAATGTTGCCGATGCTGAAAAGGCTTTTAATGGTAATACCAATGCAGTTGTACAAGCATTTCTTAAAAGAGCACAAGCGGCCGCAAGATTAGCACAATTAACCGAATTATACCGAAAGCAAATTGAACTGATAGATAAAAGAAATTCAACGGCTATTCAGATTCAAACGGATGCACAAAGAAACGGAAGACGTGCAGTAGCAGGTGATGAAATAACAGACCAAACTTATAGAAGCAGCCGTTACGGTTCAGTAGGCTCTGATGGCAAATGGCGATTCAGTGAATCCGGTGCAAGACTATATAGCGGAACTGACACATCATCAAATCAAGTTATACAGCAATTAGATAGACAAATAGACGGTGTTAATGGTCAAATAAACAAAGTTGTACAGGCTATCCAATCAACAGCATCTACACCAATTACAAGCGGTGGCGGTGGTCGAACGTCTGTTAGTGGTGGCGGTGGCAGAAGTACAACAGGTGGCGGCGGAACTACCACAAATAAGATTGATTATAAACAGGGTAGTTTAGCAGACTACGAAGCACAATTACAAGACTTACAAAATAAACTAAGTAAGGGTTTAATTCCGCCTGAAGAAATTGAAAAAACCAAAGCCACCATTGAAAAACTTAAATCCGACATTCAGGAAAAGAAAATTGAATTAGGATTAGAAATAGACCCCAAATTAAAAGAATCAGAAGAAGCTAAGAAAAAAGTTCAGGATGAAGTTAAAAAATATTTTGAAAACAAACAAGATATTCAGTTAACACCACAAATTTCTACATTTGATAAAGCAGTCGGTAATAATCCATTTGATACTTCAACATTAGATGGTATTGAAAATTTGATTAGCTTTAATGAAGCTTTAATTGAATCACTGAAAGAATCAAAAGAAGAACTTGAAGGTCTTCAACAAGGACTTATAAACACCGGTCAAGAAGGCACTGAAGCATTTACTAAAATTAGTGATGAACTGAATAATGTAAATGATGCACTATTAACCGTTAGTGAAAGTAATGTTGTGTTAAGTGACGAAGCAAGTAAGTTAAACAAGAAACAAGAGAAACAAGAGAAAACAAAAGGCATTTATAATGCAATTTCAGATGCAGCACAAAATACAGCAAGTGTTTTCAGTGACCTGGGTAAAATGACTAAAGATACAAGTTTACAAACAGCAGGGATTATTGCTAATGCAATAGCTAATATTTTACAAGGTTATGCTCAAGCAAGTGCACAAGCAGCAACATTAGGGCCTATTGGGTGGGCTGCATTTTCGTTAGCAGGACTTGCACAAGTAACATCAGTAATTTCACAAATACACAGCTTATCAGGATATGCACAAGGTGGTATTGTTACAGGTGGCTCAACTCATGGTGATAGAGTAATGGCAAGACTTAATGCAGGTGAAATGGTTCTTAACGGACACCAACAAAGCAACTTATTCCGTGCAATAGAAAACGGTGACTTTGGAAGTTCAACTATTGAAACACCAACTATTAACTTTAAGTTAAAAGGCTCTGACATTTATGGTAGCTTAAAGAACTTTGGTAAAGGACAATTAAAAACAGGTAAAAATATTGGGATAAAATGATTATACAAGGACAATTCAGAGATATAGATAATAGCTTGATTACTGTCATTTTCACAAAGGATGATGGCAGTAGTCAGACTAATGAAATTGGTACAGATATTAAGTTTGCTGATAGTCCTGTTACTATCACAACAAATAACGATGACTTATTTAATGTTATAATTAGAAAGTCTGCAAAGATAGCCTTACTAACTACATCTTATGTTGGTAATCTTTTCTTTGCGGATAATAGTAGAAGTGTAAAGGTAGAAATTAAGAAGGGTAATGAATGGTTGTTTTATGGTTATGTTGACCCTAATACGTACAACCAACCTTATTCCTCACCATTAGATGATTTTGAAATAAACTGTATTGATGTACTTTCCACACTTCAATACTATAATTATAAAGACGCTACTTTAACTAATTATGACACTATAAAGAATGGTGCAAAAAATGTTACAATAAAGTCAATATTAGATTTAATGTTTGACAATTTGGATGTAACTCTTTTCTATGATAAGTCCAAAGGAATAAGTTCAAGTAGACTTAACACAGTTTTTAATGACATATCAGTTTCAGAACAAATAATAGTAGGTGAAGAATTTGATGATATCTGGACCTACGAAGAATGTTTGGAAAGTCTATTAAAGTATTTAAATCTGCATATAATCCAACAAGGAAAGAATATATTTATTTTTGATTGGGATAGCATAAAGAACAAAAACACCTCATGGTTAAATCTATCTACAAACACTTCAACATCATTAGCTGCAATAGACGTAAACATTACAAGTGATATGCACGCAGACAATGGTACACAAATAACAATAGATGATGTCTATAACCAAATCAGTGTTAAATGCAATTTAGATTCACAGGACACAGTTATAACAAGTCCATTAGCAAAAGATGCACTTACTTCATTATATAGTGGAAAACAACTATATATGACCGAATATATAAGTGAAGGTAGTGGAAGTCATGCCAATTCAGCATTTAATGCCATAGTAAAAGGTAGGTCAGATGATTATGCAGATTGTAAAACAGTAGATTGGTTTATACAAGCAATGAACAATAAGAATTGGAAATTTTACTATGATGGTGTTAATGTCGTGGATTCATTAGCCGAACAGTCGAATGGTAGATATATTAACCAATGGAAGTTGGCCAAATATCTTAAAAATAATTCTTGTGTTCCTTATATATTTAAATTTGGTTCAGTTGAGCATAAAGGTAGTTCAGTAGCAGATAATTCACCAATTAGCAAAGTTGATATGAAACCTTATTTATTCATATCCGTTAATGGTAATGAAACATCTAATGAAAGTACACATGCACCGTCTGATTCAACAATACAGGCACATAGTGGAATGGCTGAATATGTTGCTAATAATAGTGGTGGTGTTTTTTCACCTATTGATGATGATACAATAAACTATTTAGTCTTTTCAGGCAGACTGTTATTCCAACCAATTCAGTATGAAAGTAGTACATCTACCGCTAATAAGAATAATAACTTTGAAGCTATAAGAACAGGTAATGCACCAAGAACTGAAGGAAGAGTAGCACAAGTTCCAAGATATGATGAATTATATATTATTCCAAACAACCTTATTAAATCAGATAATAATGGAGAGGGTAGATATTATACACGAAAGTTCTACACACAAGTCAAACCAACTGACAAACCTACAACTTATTTAACTGATGGTTCTGCCAACCTACAACCGTGGACTTCTGATAAATCAGCAAAAGGTTATGAATATAAGTATACAGCAAAAGGTGATACAGGTGATTTATATGCAAAACTTCCTGTTCTTGAATGTGAACTTATTATCGGTAATAAGAGACTTATTGAAACTAATATAGATGAATATGGTAATAGTACGTTTGAATGGGTTGAGTTAGGACATGAGCCGACAATAACAGTTGATGGTCAGGATTACACACTTACGACATTCTCACTTGGTATAAATCCAAAATTAAATGATTTTATTATAGGTCAGGAATACGACATACAAAATACAATTGACTATACTATGAATGTAGATGCTGAGGGTACAGCTATTCCGATTAAGAAATCAGACAATTTAAGTGGTGCTGTTATTTTCAGGATATTAGGACCTGTTAATCTATTGTGGAATCAGGTTACAAGAAGACATCCAACATTTTGGAATCATACACATTGGAATAGTAATGCAAGATTCATTTTAGCACATACAGAGAATATTATTATAGAGGATTTGGAATGCAAAGTTTATACAAACAGTGGACTGAATGATATTACAGAAGATAATGAATTAATCTACATGTCAGACGAAACAGATAAATATATAAATAAGAAAGATGATATAGATTTTGATTTCATTACACAGTTAAGTAGTGCTGAATGCTTAGAATTAGGCATAAAGCAAGCAGTCAATATGAATGCAGTAATCAATACATCTACTAATTTACCGTTACCAACAATATACAATAAATGGGAAACAGTTCCAAGTAAGAGAAACAGCAAGGCTGAAGAACATTATATAAATCAATACTATACTAACTATTCTACACCAAAAATCAAATTGGAAACTAACCTGCATAGCAACAATATTGATTGGAAAAATATTTATAGAAGTACGGCATTATCTAAACAGTTTATGATAATTGCTGATGAATTTGATGTGAAATATAAACAGAAGAATTTAACATTACGTGAAATATGATTACGATTAAGAAATTCAGTAAGAAAGTTAATAGTAACAATAGTAGCCAAACTACTTCAAACGGTTTTGCTAATAATGTTACCGTTATTAATGGTGGTGGTAGTAATTCAGCAAAAGGCGTATATTTGTGGGGACAATACCACGACCATACAGCAGATATTGATGGAGATATAGAAAGTATAGGCACAATTAAAGGTAATGCGTTAGAAGGTAATACAGCCACAATTAACGGTAATCTTTCAGCTGATTCTATAAGTGCAAATACAGCCGATATTGATGGACAACTTGTAGCCGGTGAAATAGAAACCACCTATGCAGATATTACAACTATCGACAACGAAACTATAAATAGTACCTTAGTAAACGCTACAACGGTAGATGCAGACACCTTACAGGCTATTAACGCTACTATTACAAATCTTTTATCTGAGAATATAACAACGGACTATTTAACCGTTACGAAAGCGGCTCACTTCTTTAAACTTATTATAGATGAAATCAAGGCAGCGCAGGGGCAAATAATTATAACCCCTGCAAATGCCACTTTAGCAAAAGTAGAAGCGGTGACAAATGGCTATAAGTGTTATTTCAGAGCAGAGGATGAAGACAAGAAAATATATCAGAATTTTGAAATAAACGACCAAATTGTTTGCCAAACATTTAATGTTGCCACCGGAACAAGCTATGATGTTAGCAACAAATTCTATTGGAGACTATGCACAAATGTAAGTCAGACGGTTGAACAAGTTGAAATAGATGGTCAAACAGTAGATTGTCATTGGATTATATTATCTGATACTGATAAAGAAAGCCACTCCAATAGTGTTCCTGAAAGTGGGGATGAAATTGTAATGTTGGGTAATAGAACAGGCACAACAAGACAGGCTGCAATTACTATTGGGGCTTATAATAACCCATACCTGGATAGCGGATTAACAGCACCTTTTATTGTACAATATGATGGGATAAATGATTATAATCTTAGTAATCATAGAATCAATATTATTAGTAACGGTTTAAATCAGTTTAAAGGTAAATTCACTACAAATACAGGTGACGATATAGAACAGCTGATAGCAGATGTTGGACAGGGTGTAATTACTTATATGCACCAAGCATATTCAAATAGTGCTGATGGTAGACTGAATTTTAGTAAGACATATTTCACTGATGCACTTTATATTGGTTTTTGCTCTAATCATACTGAATCAGATTCTACTTTAACTTATTCTGATTACACATGGGCACGTTTAAAAGGTAATGATGGAACAAATTCAGATAGTTACAAGTTAGTACCGATTTTAGAAAATGCACCGATAGACCATAATTCAACATTGGGTGTTTCTTTAAGATATAGCATAGTACATTCAGTAGGTACAACCATAGAATATATAGTAGCATCCACAAGTGGATATTATGTGAGATTCAAGCCACATTATACAAGCACTTTGGTTAACCGATGGACTAATTTGTCAACAGGTACGGCACAACCATCTTACACAAATACAGATTACCAATATAATTGGTGGACTACTGAAGACCATGTTACTTACTTTGAAATAGAATTGGTAGATAGTAATGAAACTGTTTACGACCAACGTATAGTTTATGCACAATTAGCACCGTCAGCAACTTTAACCATAACGGATGAAATAACGGCTACTGTTCAGGGTTGCAGAACTGATATTGATTCAAATACAAATGCCATTTCAACATTAAATCAACAGTTTGACCAAATAGAAGCTACTGTTGAATCGCATACAACATCAATTGATAATAATACTACTGATATAGCAAATCTGACAATAAGAGCAGATGGTATTAGTTCAACAGTTTCTAATTTTAGCGGTGTACAGTTAATCAATTTATACGGATGGACTAAGGCAGACCATACAGCAGCAGAATATGATGAAGAATATCAGGGTTATAATATAAGTCATTCTGTCTGGAATAATAATGACTATTATGATATATTCAGTAATGTGGTTAAATTAAAACAAGGTGAAAAGTATGTGTTCAGCTTTTACAGTGAATTTAACCCACATATAAGCGTAGCATATTCTACAACAAATCAGTTACCGGTAAACTTCAGTAATTATGTACAAACAGTAAGACATTATGATGGTACTGATACTTACTTAGATAATCCAAGAATATACTACACATTCACGGCATCGGCTGATGCTTATTATGTGATAAGTGCAAGCATGCAGGATGAAGAATTAGAAGATGCTTTATACCGTCCACAATTAGAGTTAGGCTCAGAGCCAACACAGTTTGATATAAATGCGCAAATGCTAAGTTCTCAAATAGTTCAAACGGCTGATAACATCATTCTACAGGTAAATAATTGTGGTATTGATATTGATAATAGACAAATCACTTTGAATGGTAATACCCTTATAAACGGTAACTTAACACTGAATCAAGCAGAACAGGGATTCACACTTCAGGGAATAGGTGGTACAACTTTAATAACAGCACAATCTATTGGCACATATAATGAGTTTGTAAGTAGAACGGCAATTGATTATATAGCAAATGCAGTGTATAATTCAGGTTTAGTTAAAGTATCAACAATAGACCCACCACAAACATGGTACACAGGTCAATTCAGATTCAAAAACACTATCGGTAAAGTAAAGTCAGGAACAACAATAACACTTAATAATGTCAGCTATTCTTATATGAATGATGGTAGACCTATTACGTCCGGTGTTATTATAGAGACAGCTAACACTAATTGGTCAGTTTACGAAAATGGAGTTTATAAGCAGACAATAACATTTACTGATGGTGTGGCTACTTATACCACAACTTCTGATAGTATTGTATCAATTCAAAATTATGCTGTTATAAGATTCTATGTTGTAAACAACGAAGAAAAGGTAGTAGAAGCCACTTTAAATTACCATGTAAACGTACCTATAAACGATTCATTTACTTTAATTGGTTATGATGGTATAGGTTCTAACTTTGGCAATAACAAGACGGTGTATATTGGTGCAGAAGGTACATATATCAAATATGGCAATGCAGGATTTAAAGTCACAGACAATGTAATAAAGAAAATGAATCCTAATGGCGATTGGGTAGGACTTGATGCAAAGAACGTAAAAGTAATGCCTGATACTGAATATAGTATTACAGATGATGATGAATTGATTATTGCAAACAATTCAATGACTTCAGATAGATACCTGGATTTACCAACTACTACTTATGCAGGTAGAACTATTTATGTTAAAGATTATAGTCAGAAGACAATCAATGTGAGGTGCAATAATCATATAATGGCATCAAATGGTAATTCAGTTACAAGCGTGGTCACAGTTAATAACACTGCAAATATGTTTATATTTGATGGGACTTATTGGCTACAATTCTATTGTGGTTAATATTTATATATGAATAAAAATCAATTTATATATACTATCAATGAAACTAACTGAACACTTCACACTTGAAGAATTAACAAGAAGTGCAACGGCTGTTAGATTGGGCATCGATAATACACCAACAAAAAGTATTATATCCAACTTAACAGAAGTTGCACAGTTATTGGAAAAAATACGGACAACTTACGGAAAGCCTATAATAGTAACAAGCGGTTATAGATGTGATAAACTAAATAAGGCAGTAGGTGGTGCAAAGGGTAGCCAACATAGATTGGGACAGGCCGCAGATATAAGAAGCATATCAGATAGCGTTGAAGATAATAAAGAATTATTTAATGTTATTGTCGGCATGATGCTTCAAAAAGAAATAGAAGTAGGTCAAGTAATCGACGAATATAATTATAATTGGGTACATGTATCAACACCAAAACTAACAACTAATAATCAAATTAAGCATATAAAATAAAATGAAATGGAATAAAGACACAAAAGAAATATTCGGCTATATATTTGCTGCATGTTCACTTATATTTGGATTTGGATTAACAATAGCAGGCTTTATTGTTGACCCATTAGGTGTAGTAAGTGAATCAGTGTTATGGGTATTAGGTCAGTGCTTCGTGTTCGCAGGTGGTGTAACCGGAATAGCACTATCAGTTGATAATATGAAGAAAACAGTTAAGGCAGAAATCATGAGGGAATTAAAAGAATGATGAATGATATTAGGATAGAGCCAACACCATATGATGGTATCTATAAACATATAGCACCTGAAGGTTATGTATTTATGTGTGGTAGTGATTGTTTCGGTTCTGTTGTTTGGGGATGGTATCAGCTATATAACAAGTATAAATTAGTAAAGGGAAGTGGATAACACTATTTCCCTTTTTTCATGCCATTTTGTGTGCGCACACATCCCCCCCTACCCCCAAAGTCGGCAGGAGGGGCGTTAAACCCCACTGCAACCCTTCTTCACACACAAGGAGAATTTTAAACTTTTTTGGTATTGGTTTTGCAATGTGGAGTTTGCAATTTCGCACATATTATGTGGTGATTATAAAAAAGTCTATAACGTTACAACGTTTTTACCAAAAATATAACCACAAAAATTTGCATGTTTAGATGATTTCCTGTAACTTTGCCAATGAAATTTAAATCTTAATTCATTTATAGTTATGGCAAAGGTTATCTTATTGGTCAGAGTATCGACCGCACAACAGGAAGTTGAAGCACAGCGCAGTGAACTTGTAGAACTTGCGTTGGCTGACGGTTTTAAGCATGAAGACATGGTTATTATTGAGGGCGTAGGTGCATCCGCTATTAAATTAAATGAACTGTATCTACAACAGATGGATGAACTTTATCAAACTATTGAATCAGGTGATATTGATGCAGTGTATGCTTGGGAGATAAGCAGAATTGGACGTGATGAAGTGGTTTTAATGAAGTTCAAGAATTTTTTAATTGAACACAAAGTGCAGTTGGTCGTGAAAAATCCATCGTTGAGGCTATTGAACAATGATGGCACTGTAAACAATGGTATTGAATTGGCCTTTTCTTTGTTCGCCACAATGAGCAAACAAGAAATGGCAGTGAAGAAAGAACGTTTCAAAAGGTCAAAGGCACGCAACAAGGCAGAAGGTAAATTTACCGGTGGCAAGATAAAGTTCGGCTACAAACTCAGTAGTAGTAAATATTTTGAAATTGACCCTGAAAAGAGTGCCGTTATAGTTGAGGTATTTAACCGCTATGTCAATGGTGCTTCTCAATATGAATTGGTTGAGGATATGATTTCACGTGGTTACTTGGTGAAGAATTACAACAGAATAACCACTTCAAAGACCGTTGGATATTGGCTCAGGGACACCGCCTACATAGGTCAAAATAACTACCCACGTATTATCGACGATGAAACCTTTAACAAGGCTCAGGAACGCTTACAGATGCGCCACAAGGAACATCATTCGAAGCACATATTGTTTGCCAAAGGGATTGTAAAAGACCGCAACACAAATGCAACACTTGTTGCACAAGTTCCATCATTAACATATGGTTGTTACTATGTGGATAAGTTCCGCTCAGTTAATTTGAATGTTATGGAATATGTGGCAGAGTATTCAACAAACATCCTGTTGGCCGAAAGAAACGCTGATGAAATGGAACGTAACATGATTGCGTATAATGATAAGATAGCAGATAATGAAAAGCTTATAAATGTGCATAATGAAGCTATTAAAAGGCTTGAGAATGTCATAGAAAGAGCAATTGAAATGAATATCAATCAGCCAAAATATTTCCCCACGGAAAAGATGCAGGCAAAGATAAAGCAAACAGAAAAGCAAATAGAAAATGAAAAAAGAGCGATTGAAGACTTAAGAATAGAAAATGCCAACATGCGTGCGTACCTGGATGGTAATGCCACATTTATCAATTCAATAAAAAATTTCAGCGATGAGAAGAAATCTGAAATAATTCATAATACCATAAAGACTATATGGGTTGATGGGTTAGACGACCAAAAAAGACAAATAAAAATTGAAGTTAATAACAAGATAGGTTATCCGGTGAATCTGAAATTCATCTATCGCAGGCATGGTAATGAATTACTGTTGTGGCAGGTGTGGAATTGGGATGATGAACATCCTTTGGAGTTAACACAAGGGTTGAAATCACACACAAGATTTATTAGAAAAAGGTACAACGCAAAGGGGGTTAGCCAAAACGGTTAACCCCTTTTTCATAAAAAAGATAATAAAAAAAATAATAACTATAATATAATAATATGGCTCTAATTTTTCATTTCGTTATGTAATTGATGATGGTGAAATTCACAAAGTGCCATTAAATTGTTTGGGTTATACCCCAATTCTTTCATTTGTAATTCTGATTCAGCTTTACTTATTGGTGTTATGTGGTGCACCTCTGTTGCTTCTTTTACTTTTCCTTCTTTTTCGCATAATTCGCATAACGGATGCTGCATTAAATACGCTTGTCTAAGTTTACGCCAACGTGCGGTGTTGTATACATTATTATATATATCTTTTGCTTTATCATGCTTAACATAGTTGTTTATCCTTTTTCCCTTATTTATTGTTGGCATTTTCTTCATCATTTAATGTTCTCTTTATTTCTTCTTTGGTGTTGAGTGCACTTATTACTGCACAAAATATAACAAATATAACTATTGCTGTTGTCATGATTATTTAGTTTTTAAAAATTATTTTTGGTTCTCCATTTTCAAATAATAGGTTTTTTAATCTATATGTTTTTTTACCGTTGTCATTCTCAATAAATTCACCTGAAGCCCTGTCATATATCATATATAAGGTTGGTACTTTATATTTTTCAATACTTTTAAGCTCTTTTTTAAAACAATTTATTCTGTCATTTATTAAGCTTTCATTTCTAACACCCTTAAAAAAGGTAGATGGTTTGACCTGGATAAGGTATTGTAATTTATCTTCCTTGCTGATTTTGAAATCAATACCATAGTCTTTATCATCTTCCACGGTTACGTCTTCGATTTGATAACCGTTTTGTTTGCATATTTCTTGCGCTTTCTTCTCAAACCTCATGCCGACCATCGTGTCTAAAAAGACCTTAGCGAAGATATAAATTAAATAATCTTGGTTTGATTCTTTAAAACCGTCAAGTTCTGCTAATCGATGCGCTTGAAACGCTACATATTCCATAGACCTTCCGTTATATTTACTACCTACCTTTGCATCATTTTTATACTTGTTCCAAAATTCCATCAAGGTATTGGGATAACCGTATTTCTTATATAAATAGGTAGCGCATCCAAAGTTTGCAGTTGTGTTCATGCCATAGAATAAATTCTTCAGTCTTCCGTCAAGTCTTTGTTTAGTTACAAAACATAGTTGCTCAGGTGTCATTTTTCATCTTTGTTAGTAACGTTATTTAAGGTTTGTAGATATTCAATTGTGAGTTTCTGAATTGTTGTGTTGGATGGATTCTCAGCGGCTATCTCTATAATTTCCTGCAAATCATTATAGTCTTTCCTAACTTGATTCAACTGATAACAGTTGAAGGCAAAAAGAATTAATATAATTGTCAATAATACATTATCAAGTGTTATGTGTTTCTTCATAGTTCATTTGTGTTTTTCTTTTTATTATCTATTTATAAATATCACGTAAATTCAAAAAAGATGGAAAAAATGAACTTTTTTTGAAAAAAAATCAATTTTTTTTGTATTTTTCTTCGTTTTTCTTGATTTTTTCAAAATATGATGATATTTATATATAAAAGGTAAGGAGGTTGCAAACTCTATGTTAGGCGGTTTTTCTTGTTCTTTTAGCCGCCTAACTCAATTACCGGATAAAATTATAGAAAGAACAAATGAATATAAAAACTAAAAGAACTAATAACATGATGAATTTAAAAGTAATGAATGCAGGTTTGAATGGTGTACTTACACCTTCTGAATTTATGGTGTTGTATGTAATAAACAACGGACTTAATCAAAATAACGAATGGAAGAAATTCTATCTTGAAATGTTGTCAGACCTAACAGGGATATCAACAAGGCAACTTAAAAGAATCATTATTTCAATTGAAGAAAAGGGTTTTATTGAGAAAAGAACTGTACAGGTTAACAGCACAAAAAAATCCACAACTTACCGTTTAAATGAAGACATGATTAACAGATTAAGTAATGATTTGATGGACACAATAAACAATCAAACTGACACTTTAATGGACAAAGCAAACACAAAACTTGAAGAAAACATGTCGCAAATGTCCCATTATAAAATAATAAAAAGAAATAAAAATAATATAAATATTAATACTATAGCTATAGAAAAGCAAACTACAGGTAATACGGATGATATTGTTTGCAATGAAATTGCAAATTCAACTTCAAATGAAGTTGAACCAAATAAAGAAGACCTTATGGCTAAAGGTGCTGATAGCTTCAACGGTAGTGTAAATGATAATCATAATAATGAAATAGAAGTGAGAACGATGAACAGCAATGGACAGCAAGACAACTGCAATAATGTTGTTATTCCATCTTGCGATGGCAATAAACAATCTTCATTTAACAATGAAGACAATATTTGCACTTCAACACCAAGTGCAATGGGTATAACTCCATCCTTCCATGATGATTTAGATATTCTTTTTCCGGTTAAGGACAAAAAGGGACAAACGGAAACTGAAACGGACGAATGGCTAAATTCCATAGACGATAACGGCAATACAAATAGTTCAATTATCTTTGATAATTGTTCCAATGTTTTAACACCCCCCCAAAGTTGCGCCGCCCCCCCCCTCAAAAACGAAATAGAAGCCACAGGAAGCAATGAAACAAACGTAGTGGAACAACAGCCCACCGACATAAAAACAACGTCACCTGACGCAACAGGAGTGGCAAAAAAGGCATGGGATTATAAAGATTGGTGCGATAGGATGAACAAACTGCAATTCATTAGCGGATTTGAAGAGGATATAGAGGAATTCAAGAAGCAGTTAAAGGAAATGGATGAATTGATGCGGCAGCTGAAGCAACATGGCACACCTGAACAATTCAGAAGGGCTTGCAAAAACATACACTGTTGGTATGGCGAACACAATTGGAACATGAATCTTGATTTTGTTGAGGCCGCAATTAATTTGAAAAATAAATACAGATATACACAAAGCACATGCAGATAGAATTAAGAACAATTGAAGAAATTACCAACGACACAGTAGCGGTTGTATACGATTTAGTAACACACAAGGCGATAAAGCCAAATGAAAACGGTAGATATGAATTTTCACAAGAAAGAAACTATTTAATAATATGTGGCCGTTCGCAATGGAGAATAGAAAAGGGTATACTAAAAGCTTCATTCATTAGCCGTAAACACCCATATAAAGCCGCAGGAAGCAATTATATATATTAAGTGGAACAACTACCACCGACATAAAAATAACGTCACCTGACACAATAGAATAAAAAATTAAACAAAAACAAAATGGAACTCAAAAACTACAAAAAGCCGACAAGGGTATATATCGACAATGTGATTAATTATATTATTTCAAAATATGGTAGTGTACCGCCTGAATGGTGGTGCATTATTCAACTGTTGGCCGATAATCTTGAATTATATAACTGTTGCAAAAAGTCGATACAAGATGTTGGAATCTATGATAAAGAAACAGGTCGTAAAAATCCTCTGTTATCAACGATTAAAGACCTTCAATCGACAATAATGAAACAAATTCAGCACTTAGGTTTATCGCCATATGCAGTATCAAAGATACATGATTCAGTTGAGGACGACACAGATGATTTTATAGAGAGTTTAACCAATGGATAATTTAGAAAAATATAAAGATTATGCTAACAAGGTTATCAGCGGTGAAATTGTGGCTTGCACATATGTTCGACAAGCTTGCAGAAGGTATTTGGAGTTTTTCAACAAATATGATTTCAGAAGCGAAAAGGTTGATAAGGTGGTTAGTTTTATTTCAAGATTAAGGCATTTCACCGGAAAGCACAACGGCAAACCTTTTACCTTACTACCATATCAGGAATGGATTATATACAATATATTTGGATTTTACCACAAAGGTACTAATAAGAGAGTTACCAATTATGTATATATAGAGTTAGCAAGAAAGCAGGGTAAGACTGCATTAGCGGCTGCAATAGCCTTATATATGATGATTTCAGACGGTGAAAATGGCTCTGAAGTTGAAATGGTAGCAAACAGTGCAAAACAAGCTAAGATATGTTTTGACATGTCTTCAAACTTTCTTCAATCTATTGACAAAAAAGGTAAGTATTTCAAGCGGTACAGAGATAAGATAAAGTTTGACTATACCAAATCTTTCTTACAGATACTTTCAAGCGATGCAAGCGGAAACGACGGTTACAATAGTAACTGTTTCATTTTAGACGAAGCACATGAGCAACCTGACTCAAGATTATGGGATGTTATGTGTAGTTCTCAGGGTATGCGTGAAAATCCCTTAGCGATGATTATAACAACAGCAGGTTTTAATATGTTTGGTTTTTGCTATGGATATAGAAAAACTTGTTTGGAAATACTAAGTGGCGTAAAAGAGGATGATTCACAATTTACCGCAATATATACGCTTGATGATGAAGACGATTGGACGGATGAAAATGTATGGATAAAAGCAAATCCAAGTTTGGGCACAACAGTATACAAAGACTATTTGGCACAACAAGTTAAAAAAGCTAAGAATAACAGCACACTTGAAGTTGGTACACGAACAAAGAACTTTAACCAATGGCTTAGTAGTTCAGATATTTGGATTAACAATAACATATTATTGGATTATACCAAAGATATTAGCCTTAAAGATTTTACCGGAGAAAATTGTTATATGGGTGTTGACTTAGCAAGTGTTTCTGATATGACAGCACTTTCAATAATGATTCCAAAGGATGATAAGTTATTTTTCAAAACATTCTATTATTTGCCACAAAGTACACTAACTGATAATGTAAATGCAGAATTATACAAGCAATGGAAAAGAGAGGGCTATTTAACAATAACCGATGGCAATGTAACGGATTATGATTATATTCTTTCAGACATTTTGAAAGTAAACGAATATTTATATATAAATAAAATCGCTTACGACCAATATAACGCTACACAGTGGGCTATCAATGCAACGGCTGAAGGTTTACCCTTAGAGCCTTATTCGCAAGCGTTATGGCACTTTAACAAGCCTACAAAGGAGTTTGAAAGACTGATTAAGTCAGGTAAAGTAATAATAGATAATAATCCTATAACAAGGTGGTGTTTTTCAAACGTCACATTAAAGTTTGACCATAACGACAATTGTAAGCCTGTAAAGGCACAAGATATGCAAAAGATAGATGGTGTTATAGCAATGTTAGAAGCGTTAGGCATATACCTTGAAACACCACAATACAATAACATAGTAACAGCAGTATAAATGAAGAATATATTTAAACATAACGGTTTAGGTTGGATGGGACTAACCAAAGACAAAGACGAAGAAAAGAGAGACAGCACTATTAGTTATTATGGCTATGGTGGTGAATCTTTACCGTTTACACAAATTCAAAGTCAATATGCAGCAATGAATATTTCAGCGGTTTACAGAGCGGTTGAGATTATTTCAGATAGTGTTGCAATGTTACCAATTAAGATTAAACAGATTGACGCAACACACAAAGAAGAATTGCAGACACATCCCCTTAATATGGTATTTAATAATAACTTACTCAGTCGTTATAATCTGATAAAGTTACTTATTCAAAGTGTATTGTTGAAGGGTAATGGTTTTGCTTATATTCATAGAGCAAACGATGGAACAGCAACGGCACTACAATTTCTTGAAAGTGGTGATGTGAACATATTTTACAACAAGCAGAAAGCAGAATTATATTACACCTGCAACATTATAAGTAAAAAGAAAATAGAGCCATGCAATATGATTCATTTGGTGAAAAATTCATATGATGGTGTTAATGGTGTTTCCGTATTAAGTTTTGCAGCAAGAAGTATCAAATTGGCAGGTAATACAGAAAACTCAGCAAGTTCTTTCTTTACCAATGGTTGTAACTTGTCAGGCGTTTTAACCGTTCAGGGACAACTAAGCGACAAACAAAGAAGTGATATTAGAACAAGTTGGAATCAAGCTTATGCAAACGGTGGTAATGGTTTGGCAATATTACAGGGTAATATGGATTATAAGCCAATTCAGCTTAATGCAGCAGATTCACAGATGTTGGAAAGCAGACAGTTCAATGTTACCGATATTGCACGCTTCTTTGGGATAAGCCCTGTATTACTTGGAGACCTTACGCACGCAAATTACAACAGCATAGAAGCACTTCAACAGATGTTCTTACTTCATACCTTACAACCTTATATAACACTTATAGAAGAAGAATTTACAAGAAAGTTATTTAAACCGTCTGAAAAGAATTTGGTGGTGAATTTTGACGAAACAGCTTTATTAAAGACTGATAAGGTAGCATTATCACAATATTACGGAAACTTATTAGATAGAGGGATTTTATGCGTTGACGAAGTGCGTAAAGAATTGGGATATTCAGAAATTGGAGCAAAAGACCATATAATCCCATATACTAATATTGCACAAAATAAGGTAAACAATAAGGTAAACAATGAGGGGGATAATTTACAAGTGGACAAACAAAACAAATAACAAATCTTATATTGGAAAAACAGCAAGAGAAAGTGAACGTATCAAAGAACATTTAAGAGATAGAAGATATAATTCATCATTTCACAAAGCACTGGACAAATATGGAGTTGATAATTTTATTTATGAAGTGTTATTTGAATTTTATTGTTGTGATAAGCAACAATTAACATCCGTTTTAAATGAAAAGGAACAATATTTTATACAAATATTCAAAAGTAACAATAAGCAATTTGGATATAATCTTACAGATGGAGGTGATGGACTATTAGGCTATAAGTGTACAGAAGAAGAACGAAAAATGAGGTCAATATCTAAAATGGGTGAAAGAAATCCAATGTATAATAAAACTTGGACTGATGAACAAAGAAAAAAACTAATGTTATCAAGATACGGACATAAACCATATAACAATAAACAAGTAGTACAAATGTCAGATGATGGAAAACCAATACAAGTATTTGAAAGTGCATTAAAAGCCGCTGAACATTTTGGTAAATATAATAATAGAAGTAATATTACAAAGGCTTGTAAACAAGGTAGAAAAGCATTTGGATATAAATGGAAATATTTAAAAGAGATAGAAGATAACACAATAAATAAAAGTGAAGAATAACTATGGGATTACTAAGAATAACAAAACCTGATGAAGCCTTTGTAGATGTTTATGAGTTTGGAAACGTTACACCTGAATTAATAGATGGCTTAGTTTGTAAAGAAATACACATAGCGCCAAGAAATTTTCCTATTAATTGGAACACAGTTAGTTTTCCTTTTGATGTAACAACTGATGAATTGAAAGAAATATTTGGTGCAGATACTCATATATGGACTATTGATGAAATGGAATGGTTAGATGCAACTTATTATGACAGTGCACCTGGATGGATATGGAATGAAGAAACAAAGCAGTTATCTTCACAAAATGAAGAATGGGTTAATTTTATACTTCAATTCAAAGATGACCATGAAGGATTAATTAAGGCTAATCATCCTTTTGTGATGAAACTTTCAGCAGCACATAACGCAACAGCTGATAATCCAATAGTCTTTTATAATAAGGTTATTGAAATACCTGACAGGGTATTATATTACAAAATGCAAAAAGGAATGTATTTTGCTGCAAATGTTTTATATGTGAATGATAATACACCTTTAAATGTCTTAGGCATACAGAATGATGTTTATATAACCCCAACGAATGACGGATATTTGATTATGAATAATGCAAGCACAGGAAATATGAGTTACATTAATTATATAAACAAAGTTAAGCAGATACAAACAACAGGTGCTTTCTTCTTTAAAATAAAAAATGATTCAATATTAAATTAAAATAATATATGAAAGCAATAATAAGAAATAGTTTATTTATAAATGATACAGAGCCATATTTAATAGAGGATGATTTGTCCAATTTTGAATATGTGTTTGTGCCAATAGATAGTTATGAAGGCTATAAAGACTTAAATCAATCTATTGACAAATTACAGCCTTACAATTTCAGAAGCATATCAGTTGGAGATAAAGACATATATGATGCTTTCACTTTAATTGCTACTAAGGAAACTAATGCACCTTTAATGGCTGTTATGTATGCTAAAGGATTATGTGCAGATCCTGATTATATGACATTAGCAGAATGTAAGGCAGTTACTGATGAACAATTTGACATACATACTGAACAAAGTCAAATCGGATTATTTACGGACAACTTAGATATTAGAACATTCAATGAATTTAAATACTTTGAACAAATAACAACTGTTCCTGAATATTTTGCTTACGGTGCTAACAACTTAGAAGAAATTCATTTACCAAAGAACTGTACAAGAATTGAAAGATACGGTTTAAGGGCTAAGACTGTTGGTAAACTAAAATATGTAAGAGGTGCTGAGAATGTTGAATATCTTGGTGTTTCATGCTTTAATAATCAGAACAATCTTGTTTATATTAATCTTACTCAGAAATGTAAAGAAATTGATAATTCTGCATTATATAGAAATACAAATGCACCTGTAGCACCTTGTAGTTATGGAGATTTAAGCGGTATAATTACATTACATAATAATGTGTTTTATGCTGACACCGCTGTTAGTATTTTAAATTGTCCAAACTGTAGTACATTTGGAAAGTGGTGTTTTGGTCAACCTTCAACAGGAGCAAACGCAAAATTACATACAGTTAATTTAGATTGGGAAAACGTAACTACTATACCGGAAAACGCTTTTCCATGTGATGTAAACTTAGACATGTATTTGCCTATAATGCCAAAGTTACAAACAATAGGTAAAAATGCCTTTTTCTATTGTCGTAAACTCAAAGGTACTGTAGATTATCCTAATTTAACTTCAATTGGTATTACAGCATTTTCAGGTACTAAGATAGATAAAGTTGTTTTGCATGAAGGTGTAACATTAGCGGAAGGTAATGATGTTGATACAGGTGTATTTGCTTACTGTAAACAATTAAAGTATATTAAGTTCCCTGATGATATGGAAGAAATACCAAAGTCAGTTTGTTATAATACACCAAGTTTAAGAACTGTAATCTTACCTTCAAATCTTAAAGTAATCAAACAATTTGCTTTTCAGATTGCAGGAATAGAGGAAATAGAATTACCTGATGGACTAACACAAATTCTTGGTGCAGCGTTTGGTGCATCTAACTTAAAGAAGATAACAATACCAAGTAGTGTTAGTAGAATTGGTGATTTTGCTTTCAGACAATGTGTAAATCTCAATGAATTTATTTGCTTACCAACAACACCACCTACATTAGATGTTGATGTTTTCTTAGATTCACCGAATGTTGTTATTTATGTACCATCCGCATCTGTTGAAGCTTACAAAACGGCGTGGAGTGAATACACAGACAAAATTCAAGCAATAGTAGAATAATAAATATATAATACAAAATAATATGTTAGAAATTTTTAATACTTTAGAAGAATACAACGTTTATACTGATAACAACACAAAGTTGAAATCAGATAGATTATATTATGTAAAAGAAGATGGTTCAAGTCACTTTTACACCAATAACATAGATGGTGAATCAAAAGTTTATAATGGTATTGGTGAAGT